CCGCCCGCCAGCGTGTAGGCCGTGCCGCCAAAAGTGCCCGCCTCGACCACCGTTGCAGTGGGGCACCAGCTCGCCACCGCCCGCTGCGCGTAGCCAGAGCCATCATCCACCATCAGCGTGTAGTCGACGCTGCGCGCCGGATCATCAGCAACCGTCGCCAAAAAGCCGACATCCGCCGGCAACACAGAGAGATCAGCACGCGACAGGATCTGCACCACCTCGGTGTAAGGCAGCTCGATGGCGCGCTGGCGAGAGATCACCATCGGATTTTCAGACGCCGAGGTGTCAACGCCGCTCTCTGGCAACACAAACACCGCCGCCGGCATCGAGTAGACATCCTGCACCGCGCCGATTCGGATGGCCCCACTGCGCAGCGTGCCGCTCTGCTTCTGGCCGACAATGCAGACCATGTCGGCGATGCCGCGCTTCGGCAGTTGCAGTCTAAAGTAGGTGTTGACCCGCCAACTGTGCGTGACCCGTGTCGTCACCAGCTCAAAGGCCCGCAGCGGGGTGGCGGTGGCGCGCAACTCGCGCTGCGCGACTCGCAACGCCAGGTCGGCGGTTGGAATCTCCGGGTAATCGAAGGTCTGGTGGTTGGTGCCGAATGCCGCGATCAGGCCACGCGCCTGCACCGGCGGTGTGGTGATGGTCTCGCGCAACTCAGGGTCGAAGTATTTGACCGACACGCTGTTGATGGCGCTGTCAAGCGTCGCCGGCGTCTCATTGAACTCGATCACATCATCATCGGTGAGGATTGGCAGGCTGCTCAACACATAATCGCCCCGCGCCAGGTCGAGGTACCACTTGCCGTCGACCGGGTCACGGCCGAACGCCCCGCCGATCACCTTGGCAATGCGGCCCTCGAACTCCTCCACGCTCTCGCTGCCGGGATTGCGGGTAGTACAGAGGCCGAACCCCTCGGAAAACAGCGTGTCCGCTGCCGCGCTCAGGCTGGTAGCGTCGATGTTCGCGGTATCCTCGCCGCCCATGTCTGAGTTCGTGCGCGAGTAGTAGAGCATGTGGGCGGGGTTCATGCCCTTGAGCGACGAAAACGACGTGACCAACTGGCCGTTGACGTGCAGCCAGTGGCGCGCGCCATCGAAGCAGATGCTGACAAACGCCCACTGATTGATCGGCAGATAATCACCGATGTTCTGATTGACCTCGGCGCTCATATTCGACGGGCTGCTCTCCTGCTGACCGAATCGCAGCAGGTTGCCGAATACGCTCATTGTCGACTCATAGCCAGGAGTCCCCGGCGCCCCGTAACTGAAGATCGTGTTTCCGTAGGTGCCGGACGTTGAATCGTAATCGGCCAGCCGAACCCAGCCGTCGATGGTCCACGCGCCGCCCAGCGCCTCGGCCGAGCCCACATTGACAGTCAGGTAACTGTTTGTGCCGTTGAAATAGCCCGACGATCCACCGAACGGCGCCTGCGCCGTCGAAATCACCGCGCCGCCGAATGCCGCAACGGTGTGGCCTTTGTCATCGATGAACGCCGTCGACCCGTTGCTGCCCTGCATCCGCAACTGGCAGATCACATTGCCCCAATAGGGGTCGGTCGACGCATCGCCAAACAGCACTGTCGGCACCGCATAACTCAGCAGCGGATAACGCGCCACCCCGGCCGTGGCCCGCAGACCGCCGATGTAGCCGTTGAACCAGCCGTTGAAGGTTGAATAGAACCCCGAGACCGCCTTGTAAGCCCCAACATAGAACAACCCGGTCGCCCGGTTGACCCATCCACTGCCGCCGGTCACCGGCTCGCGGATGTCCTTCATCACAATCTCGGCCTTGCTGCTGTTCCAGCAGGTGCCGTCCCAGCCGGCGATGATGCGGCGGATCTTGTAACTGACTGGCTGCGGATACGGATTCATCGCGCCATACTTGCCACCCTTGAACACCACCGAGGCAATGCCGCGCCACGCCGGAATCTGCGGGCCGAGGTTCGCCAGCAGATAACTGTTCGGCTGCTGCGTCGCCTCGCCCAGCATCACATCCATGTCGCCGACGATGCCGCCCTGGTCTTTTTCGCCGCCCCACAGCATCGGCGCGTTGATGGTGATGGTGCCGCTGCTGGTCTGCGCCCCCTTCCACGCAGTGCGGTCGCCGCCACGCACTTCGAGCAGCGCGTCGAGCGGACCCTTGCCGAGCCCGTGGTGGAAAAGCGCCTTGTACCAATAGCCGACCGTGGTCTTTTTAGAGCCGCCCACTCAACCCTCCTCTTCGCACCGTCGCGCCCACTCCACCACCGCCACCGCCAGCGCATCGCCGGTGGCCAGCAGCGTGGCATCATCGATGCCATTGCGCACAAATCCAGCCCAGTCGATGCCATGCTGCTCAAACCAGCGTCTCGCGCCACTGCGGCAGAAACCGCCGCGCTGGCTGAAGCCAGGAACCGTGAAAATGTGCCGCAGCGTCACCCTCACTTTTTGCCGCCCTTGGTCTTGATCGCCTGCGTGCCCATGTTCCGCCACGCCAACAGGTACTGGTCGTCGATCCACACGGTACCGAAAATGTCGGGGAATGCCGCGCCATCCTCAACAACAGGCAGGTCGCGCTCTTGCGGCTTCGGTTTTTCTGGCTTCGGCCGCAGCACCGCCGAGATCGCCGCCATCGCCACCATGACCAGAATCTGCACCACCCACGGATTCACCGCATCACCTCCCAGAGTATCCACAAACCATTCAGCCCGCTTGCCACCAGCAGCAGGCCGATCATCGCCAGATGGCAGCGCTGGCCCGCCTCGGTATCGAGCAGCCAGTAACGGGTGCGCCAGAGCCAGATCCGCAACTTGCGTCGCATCAGCCCCATGACATCGATGCCTTTTTGGGGTCGCGCGCCGGCTTGTAGATGGCGCCGCCGAAGTTGAGCGTGTTGCCACGCGCGGCACAGGCAGCCCAATCCTGCCCGCATCCGGGGATTGCCTTGACGCTGAGCCCTGCTGCCAGATCGGCAGCGCCGTAGAGCAGCGTCAGCGTGCTGCCTGACTGATCAACAATCGAGCGGCGCTCGACCAGCCCATCGAGCCTGGTCCACTCCAGCCAGCCTCCCGGCAGAGCCAGCGTCGAGCCAGCAAAGGCCGCCGCCGTCACCGTGTTACCGCTCGCGGCCGACAACGTCGCCACCACCCACAGCGGCACCGTGTGCGCGGTGACCGTCATGCCGGTGGTGATACCGGCGGCATCATCCAGCGTGACGGTGCTGCCGCTGTGCGCAGTGATGTTGGCAGTGTGGTTCACCGGCCCGGCGGTGGTCCAGGTGGCCGTGCCGCCGACCAGTGCGCGCGGCGGATTGGCAAAGGCGGCCGCCGTGACATTGAGCCCGGCGACCGCCGTCACCGTGCCGGGCAAATCGATCGGCCCGGCCTGCAAGTTGCAGCCGCGAATCCCGGTTGAGTAGACGGTCTTCCAACAACTGCGCTGGAGCTTAGCGCCCTGATTGCGCGCCTGCGCCCGCGCCGTGCCCGGCTCACAGGTCAGCGTCAACTCGGTGTCGGTGAAGGCCACCTCGGCCACAATGCCCGACCACTCCACCGCCGGCGCGCTGCTGTCGCCGTGGTGCATGGCCAGGCAGGTGATGTAGATCGGGTCGCCGGAAATGTAGGGATGCCAGTTGTCGCCGAGCGGCTGCGTGGCCGGAAACTCCACCGCCGCCGGATCGCGCAGATAGGGCACCTTGATGGTGATGCGGTTTTTGTCGCGCTCCGCTGTTTGCTCGATCTCGCTGCGGCTGATCTGCGCGCCGATGTAGGTGCTTCCGCTCACCACCTGGTCGCGGCCGCCGCTGGCATAGCGCCAGACCAGCGCCTGCCGCTGGAAGACAAACAGATGCACCGGCCTGCCGAGGAAGCGGCTGATCTCGATCGAGCTAAAGCTCATGGTCGAGCTCCCGCCAGCTCAGCTCGCACTGCAACATCGCCGGGCCGAAATAGTCGAGGCGGTTGGTGTCGCCATCCTGCACGCAGAGCGACAGAAAGCAGACGCGCCGCACCGCTTCGAGCGCGAATCCGGCGGTGATCGCGCTGTCGAGCGTCAGCCGATCCACCGTCGCACTCTGTGCAGCGGCCGCTGTGATGCGCCGATGGTGGACCGTGCCACCCTCCAGCTCGATGCGGATGTCGCGCCGGTTCGCCGGCAGCGGTAGGGTGGAGAGCAGCGGCCCCTCCACATCGATATAGCCCTGCCCGTTGCTCACCGCCGCCACCATGCGCAAATCGTGCGCGGCAGTTGGCACCCACACCGGCGACCAGCGCCCCGCCAGCGCAAAGAGCGCGGCCCGAAAACTCACCACCGCCGCCGCCGTATCAGGTGCGTAGCGCATCACCATCTTGCTGGTGGAGACTCCAGCCAGATCCGCCACGAATGGCGTGGCAATCTCATCATCGATACGCACCGCCAGCCGCTCCGGCGTCCAGGTGGGGTCGGATGACCAGTCCGGCGCAAAGGCGTCGAACACCGGCAGCCCGCGATAGGTCGAGCCCGACAGCGCCGCTGTGGTGTCGAGCGGATCATCGAGCAAAAACCGCAACTCGACCAACCCCACCGAATCGCCGGTGAAGCGGCCGATCTGCGGCGCTTCAGCCAGATGTCCCCGCCGCACCGGGTAGAGCAGCGTCCCGGCCGGCCACGCCTTGGTGGTGGCGGCCGACAGCGTCAACGCGCTGCCGCTCACGCCACCGCTGGCGATCGAAAGCAGCTCGTACTGCGCCGAATCATTGCCCATCACCAGCACCTTGCCGCCGCCGATAAACCGCGCGTTGTCCACCGTCACCGGCAGCGACGTTGCGCCAATCGACACCGCCGACCCCAGCGACCGCACATCAATGGCCACCGGCACCCACCACGGCAGCGCGCTGTTGGCGCGCAGCAGCAACTCCATGCGCCGGCGAACGGCGCCAGATTCAAGCGCAGCAAACGCAATCACCGTGCGCGGCGACTGCCGCAGCCGGCGGTGCTGCGTGCCGCCAGATGGCGCCTGCAACATGTCGGTCAGCCAGGCCAGCTCCTCGCTGTATTCGCCACCCGGCGCAAATGGCCAGACCGCCGGATCAGCCATTGATGCCGCCCCGGTTGCGCCTGACGTGGTTGACGATCACTTTTTCACCCGCAGCGCCCGCCATTGCGCCGGCCAGTTCATCCTCGCTAAACACAATGATGTTGCGGATCGGCACATTGCCGCCGCCGCCACTGCCGTCGAGGCGTGCCTGCAACGCCGCCTCCTGCTGCTTGGTGCGGATGACCTCACCGCGCTGAAGGATGCTCAGCATCTCATTGCTGTTGAGCATCCCCGCCACCCCACCGGTGTGATAGCGCGGCACAGCGCCGATCAGCATCGGGTCCATGCGCCGGAAAACTTGCAGCGACCCGGCCACCCCGCCACTGTGCGCCACCCCGAACAGCCCACCGCCGGCCGATGCCGACCCGGCAAAAGCCAGCGCACTGGCCGCGGCCGTCACCTGCGCCGCAGCGGCCGCCAACTGCACAGCGCCGGCCGAAATCGCCCCACCCGCCACCGTGGTGGCCGCCGCTGCGCCCGAGAGCGCCACCGCACCCTGCTGCACGCTCTGCTGTTCACCGCCACCACCAAACAGCCCGGCCACCGCGCCGACCAACTGCTTCGCGGTCGCCTCGGCCAGCATGTCGTAAATCCCCTCGGCAAAGCTCGACACCAGCCCGCGGAACGCATCCTGCGCCGAGGTCGCCCCGTCGCGCAGGGTAGTGAAAAACGAGGTCAGCGACCGCACGCCAACATCGACCGAATCCTGCCGCATCTTGTTCATCGACGCGGTGATATTGGCAATCTCGGCATCAATGCCAAGCAGCGTCTTTTGCGCTTCGGCATACTCAGGACTGCTGCTGCTGAGGCCGGCCAGGTAACCCGCTTGCTCGCCACGCAGCGCCCGCAACTGCTCCAGCGTCTGCGCCCGCACCTGCTGCAACTGCCGCTCACCCTCTACATAGCCGATGGTGCCGGCGTTGACCTGCGCGCTCAGCGACCCTTCGCGCAACGACAGCCCGCCCGATAGGCTCGACAACTGATCGCTGTAGCCCTTCTGCCGCGCACGGTTCAGCTCCTCCTCGGCCTTGCGCTGCGCCCGTGCCGCATCCACGCCAACCTGCTGGCGGTCGCGCTGCAAGATGGCGATTTTCTCCTCGATGGCGCGGCGCTGGCCCAGCTTGTCGGTGATGGCCAGCTCGCTGTTGAGCTGCTCGACCTGCAAGTCGATGAGCTGGCGCTGCAAATCGGCACGCTTGCCGTAATAGTCGGCGGCCGAGATTGCGCCATCCTGATACTGTTGATCCAGCGCCTCCTGCGCACGCTTGACCAGATCCTGCAACAGCACCGTGCTGGCGGCGATGCGCTCGATTTTGGTCTCTGTCTTGCTTTTGGCAGAGGCATCCCCATCGCCAAGGATGCCTCGCACCGTCGACAGCAACTTCTGAGCTGCTTCGGTGCTGGCTGCTGCCGCCTCGCCTGGCTTTTTGCTGCCCTGCTCTGCCGACTGCTGTACGTCGTCAAACAGCTTGCCGATGCGGGCAATGTCGTCGATCGACTCCGCAACGCCGTCGCGCGCTTTTGAAAAACCGCTGCTGATCCCATCGGCAGCAGCTTTCGCATTTTTCGCAGCGTCGATGGCATCCTTAGAGATCATGGTGACAAGAGCCTCTGGCAGGCTTTTGCCTTTGATCAGGTCGCCAAAAAAGCCTGCGAAATTCACTGCCCCGCTTTTGTAGGTCTTCAGGGCGTTTTCGCCCACTTTGTAGACTGACTCCCAGTAGAAGGTCAGCGCATCTTTAAGACCCTCGATCACATTTTTGGCAATGATCGCCCCAGCGGCCACAACCTTGAATGAGTTGGCAAGCGCAGCGCCTGCCGATGCTGCAAGATCAGACCTCTCGGCAGCAGTAACTGCCTCGCCAGAATAGGACGACAGCGCTGGCCCCAACTGCCTGGCCACGACATTGGCAATCCCCATCCCGGCAACCTTGAGCTTGTCGAGGTTGTCGTTGAACTCACCAGCCGCCTGCGCCGCCGGACCAGTGATCACCGCCCCCAGCTTTTCAGCCTCGACACCATAATCAATCAGCCCCTGCTTGCCCGCATTCAGCACCGGGATCAGGTTCGGCCCCAGCCGCTCGCCGAACAGCTTGGCGGCCAGCGCATTTTTTTCGATGCCGTCCGGCAACTGCTTGAACACATCGGCGAGATCAAGCAGCACCGCATCGGCAGTGCGCGCCTTGCCAGCAGCATCAGTCAGCGAGATCCCGAGTTGAGCGAGCAGGCTCTTGTTGCTCGTCATGTCCGCCGAAAGTTTGCTAATCCCCTTGCGCAGCGTCTCAATCTCGATCCCGCTGAACTTCGCGGCAAACTCCAGCTTCGACAACGCCTCGGTCGACACCCCGGTGATCTGCGACAGCTCATCGAGCCGGTCCATGCGGTCGAAGGCGTCGAACAGCGACCGCACGCCGGCGGTGACGGTTTGCAAACCGATGTAGGCGCCGGCCAATCCGGCCAGTTGATTGCGGATCTCGCCAATCCCGGCAGACCAGGAGCGGGCATCTGGTGCAGCGCGCTCACTTTCGGCCTTGACCTTGGCCAACTCGCCGCGCAATAGGCCCAGTCCTTGCTTGATGTCGGCCAGGTCGGCCGACACCTTGACCCGTAGATCCACCTCTTTACCGCTGGCCATCAGTCATTGCTCTCCAGATGCTTGAGGTAGCGGCTGAAGTCGCCCGCCTCATATTGCTCCGCCCGCATGTTGATCGCCTCGTTGCGCTGGCGGTGGCGCTGCGCGCGGTTGGCCGCCCGCGAAAATGCCGAAAACTGCGCCAGCGTGTAACCCTTGATCTCACTCAGGTTGTGACCGGCTCCGATGAGGTGCTGGATGGCATCGGCCCACCCGTCTGCGCTGGCTGCTCCACCTCTGCCGCCCGCCGATGCGCCACCAGCTCTGCGCGCATCATCCGGATAAAAAAATCGCGATTGACCTCGACGATCGCGTAAACCAACCGCAACAGATCGCTGATCTCCTCAGCACCGGCCACCCGCTCGACCGGAAGGCCAGATGCCAGCGCGGCTGCCTGGATGATCGCCTCGCCGTGCAGCTCTTGTAGATCGAGCACCATCAGCGCGTCGTCATCCTGCCAGTGCGGGTGCCGATCGCCGACGAACTCGGCAATCACCGGCCGCACCAGCCGCGAAAACGCCGGCAACTGCCCGATGGTGAGTGGACGCAACTCCAGCCGCTCACCCCGGAACATCACCTGCCTGGTCGGCGGATCGATAATGTCGAGGCCGTCATCGCTCATCAGCCAACCACCACTGCGCTGAAGTATTTCGACAGCCCATCGCCACGGGTCGGGTCTGCCAGCAGCGACCCGCTAACAGTCCCACCAAAGTAGTCGGTTGCGATCAACGCCATCTCGCTCAACACCCCGGCACTGACCTTATAGGCCCACACCCGCACCGGGTTACCGCTGCGCGCATCGTTCATGCCGAGGAACAGCAGCTCATATTGCTTGGCTGTCGTGACCAGCGCCTCGGTCAGCGTGTGGGCATCATAGGTGTAGTCGACCTTGATGTTCGGGGCGCCGCCGGTTGCGTTGGGGATCGTGCTGGTGCTAGGGATATAAAGGCCGCCATTGTCCAACTGGTAGTCAGTGCCGACGGTGTAGGTGGCACCGGTCGGGTACGGCGAGACCGAGGTGATGGTTTTTGCGATTTTCGCCAGCGGAATCAAGCCGCCTTTGTAGGCCACCACCTGCTCTGCGGTCACCGCGCCCGACGTGACCGTGGTCGAAGTTCCGCGCAGAAACCGATTCATGTTATCGGCGTTCATGTCGTGGAATTTCAGGCTGAACTGCACATCATTGATCCGGCTTACACTGTTGCGCACACCGCCACCAGGCCCGGTGAAATCCGGCAGTTTGATGACATCCTCCTGCGGCGAAACGTTCAGCTCAGAACAGTTGCCAACCGGCAAAAACGGCGCGGCAGAGCCATACTCTCGCACCATCACATGGGCGTTGCTGCCAATGTAGCTGTAATCTGGTTCATTCATTTCTTAATCCTCAAGGGGCCGGCTGGCGGCGGATTGGAATGTGGCTGGTGTAGGTGATCGAAACCCCCACCCAGCCCTCGTTGAGCTGCTTCGGCAGCAGCGGTTTGGCCACCTGGTACACAGGGTGCTGAATCCCGGCCGGGTAGCGGAATTGCTGATCGGCCATCGCCTGCTCGATGTCGCTGATCAGCGCATCGAGTCGTGCCTGCGCCTCGGTGATCCGCGCAGAAATCTTGCCCACCACGCTGATCGTGGTGAGCCGATGCGTGCGTTGCAGCGATGGCTCGCTCGCCCGCTCCTGCTGATCCCACAGCACCGTGATGAACTCGGCGTCATCCTCTGCCAGCGCGGGCGCCGGCTCGCGGGTGACATGCAGGCCGGCATCGGTGTTGTAACCATTGGCCATCAGGATGCGGCGCAGCGCCGCCTCAGTGGCTGCGAGCAACTCCTGCCGCGGGCTGGCGGTGATCACAGCTCAACCCCCCACACCTCGACCGAGTCGTTGCTCACAATGCCGTCATGCCCCTGCGCCAACCGCTGCACCAGCCGGTAACTCTTGCCATCAACCGTAACAACGGCAAACTGCTCCGGCTTGACCTGCTCCAGCAAAAACACCAGTTGCACATCACGGGTCGATACCGGCGCAAAGCCATCTCCAAATTGATCAGAGCCCATGCTCACCAGCACCTGCACGGTGCCGACATCACCGGATGGCGATCGGTAACTGGCCGAAATACCGCCAGTCAGGTCGGACCATGCGGCGAAAAAATCGGCAGCGAAAGCCTGCTCGAAGCTCGCCTGGCTCATCCTTTATCCCTCAGTTTCGACTCGGCAACCGCCTTCTCCAACTCTCGATCGAAAAAGAACGGCATCAACTCTTCCCAGCGCTTTTGCGCCATGCCGAAGATGTCGTAGCGCGGCTTGTAGCGCACCTGCTGCACAAAAATGAAGATGCTGCGCACCGCGTTGCCGCTGGCGAACGCGATGTGCTCATAAATCCCGGCTGGCAATCGACCGCGCTTTTTGTCGGTGGCGAAGTAGCTGCCACCGCCACCTCGAACCCGTTGCCGCTTCAGCCGTTTCTCCCGCCCCTGGGCGGTTTCGTTAGAGGTATACCCAGCTTCGCGCCCGGCCTGAAGCTGAGAGATGATCTGCCGCACCTGCCCAGCACGGATGTTGCCGAACTCATCGAGGTTCGCCCCCTTGCCGGGCACTGCATACATGCCGGGCGGCAGAATCGATGCCCGCTCCAGCAGCTTTTCCATCCCCTTCTGCCCGCGCCCACCGCCTTCGACCTGCGGGAACAGGTAGCGGGCGGGCGGCGTGCCTTTCAGCGCCTCATCGCGCAGCTTGATGATGGCGTATGGTTTTGCCTTCGTTGCTTTTTCATACTGCGCGGCGTTCTGCGTCATTGGCGTCGGCCGGTCGAACACCTGTCCAGCAGTGCGCTTCCAGGTCTGCCGGATCTCATACGCCACCGAGTTCGAGGCGCGAATCATCGCGGAGGGCAGGTTCTGCTTTTCAAGTTCGCCGAACCGCCGCGACAGCATGTCGCCCTGGTCAACCTCGATGCGCAGCACGCTCACGGCCGCGTATCCTTGACGGGATGCTCAAGCTGATTGATGCGCCGCTCGATCTGGTCGAGCCGCCAGATCAGCCCATTGTCGAGCGTCGCCTTCATCTCCCGCAGATCGCCCTTGAGCGCTTGCAGCTCGTGTCCCTGCTGCTGCAACGAGCTGCGCATATCGGTGAGCACAACCCCACCAAGCGCGCCGATCACAGTGATCAGCAGCGGCACGCCGAACGAGGCCAGCGCCTTCGTGGTCGTGCTCTCTACCGCGTGCTCAAGGTCCATGCTCATACTGCCCCCTTATGCCAAACCCTTCAGAATGCCGCCGCCAGATCAGCTCTGACGGCGGGCATCCACATCAAGCCGATACGCTGCCGGACCCCGGCAACAGTTTGACCTTGACCTTGGTAGCTGCCGATGCCGCAGTCTCAACCGCGACAACAGCATTGAGAATGTCGCCGGTCACCGCGCCGCTGGCGGCAAAGTTGGCGGCGCCGACTTTCCATACCGGCTTGCTCCACGCATTGATCGCCGCCCCGGCAGCCTTGGGCATCTCCCAGACACCTTCCACGGCCGCCTCACCAGAGGCGCCGTTGGCCACCGCCGTCAGCGCCACGCCGATCAGCGACCCCAACACCACGCCACCACCAGATGCCACATTCGCACCGGCCGTAAAGGTCAGGTGCTTGCCGGGCTTGACGAAATTGTTTGCCATGTCACATCTCCTCGATTTGTTACTCAGTCAGCATCAGGCGCCGGCATTGCGGATGGCCCCACGCCAGCCCACGGCGGCCACGCCGTAGCGGTGCACCACCTTCCAGGCCACGCCGTCGGTGCGGAAGTTCAGCTCCTGCTCGATGGTCGGAGTCTGCACACCATTGAGGAAGGCCACCTCGATGACCGGCTCCTGGGTCGGGTCGGCGAACATATACCAGGCGGTTCCGGTCAGCCGCGGAGAATCCACCACGTCGGCAAACAGTCCGCGCACCACGTTCGGCCGGCGCTGCTGCTTGTTGGCATCGTCGTTGTATTCGGCCGCGTTGATCTCGCGCGCCTTCGACCCCAGCGACAGCGGGCCAAGCCATACGGTCGGCACGATGTCGAGGTAATCATTGGCGCCCACATCCATCTGCGCAGCCATCAACTGGCGGCCGGCATCGACGCTGGCCATGTCGGGCGCTGCGGCAGTGGGGATGTTGCCGTGACTGGCATGGAACAGCGCCACGCCGTCGCTCATCGTCGGTCCAGCACCAGAGTTCAATGCCAGCAGCGCGTACACGTCTTTTTCGATGGCACGCGCGGCCGCCTGGCCAAGCGCCACCGTGGGCCGAGAGAATGCGCCAAGGTCATCATTCACCAACACCTCGGGAGTGATCTGCAAGATCCGCCCTTTACGGCTGCCGGTGATGGTCTCCTTGGCTGCGTCAGAAAGCACGCCGGTCTCATATTCACCATCTTCGTTCACCGACTTAAGGTCTGAGAACGACCCCATGTGGTAGCGGGCGTGTGGGCGGTAATCGGTCAGCGTACCGGTTGCGCAGAAGCGGCTCCAGGTCACCGCTGACGGTCGATAGGCGGCCAGCAGCATCTTGTTGAGCACATTTTCGAGCACGACCGTAAAGTCGCTGGTGCCCTGCGCCAGTGCTCTCTGCGCGATGCGCGTGCGGTCCATGTCGCGGGTATTGATGCCTGCCGCAATCAGCGACTGCTCAGCCAGCACATGCAGCGGCTGATGCGCAGCGGGGTTGCCCTGCCGTGCCGCCACCGCTTCTGCACCGCTCAGCAGGCCGGCGCGGGCCAGAATGCCGTCGGCAATGCGCTGGATACGGGCGGTTTTTTCGTCGCGCACCACGGTAACGCTGCCGTATGCAGTGGCCGACTCACCAATGTTCGAGAGCGGCTCCGCGCCATTGGGAAGCCGTTGCAGCAACCGGGCCTGCGCCTGCTCCACCGTCATGCGCGGATCGGCCAGGCAGGCGATTTCAAGATCGCGCACGCCAGGCACGTCGGCAAAGGCGGCGAACACGCTGCGCAGCGTCTCGTTCCGCGCTGCCAGTGCGGCCAGTGGATCGGCGATAGGTCCGGCCACCGGCGCCCCGGCAACTGCCGGGGTCGTGGTCGGCTCAGGTGCCACAGGTTGAGCAGGCGGGTTGAGGCCGGCCTGCGCCATGATCAGCTCGCAGTTTTGTTTCATCTCAAGGTCCTCGATATGGCCGATGACGGCCCGCTGGTGAGCCTCGCAGAGCGAGGCGAAAGCAGGCGCCGTCACCGTCGCCTGTAATTTTTGGCGGATCGCCACCGCCGTGATGCCGCGCGGATTCGCCGCCAGTGCCTGCACCGATGAGAGCATCGACGCTGCGGCTGCCTTGATCGACAATCCGCCGGCATCGCTGCTGTTGGCATCGATCACCACGTCGGCCAGACCGGCATCGATCATCTGCGAGGCGGTGAACCAGTGGTCGCGCCGGTCGCTCAAATGGCTGGCGATCAGATCCGGGTCGGCTGCCCGCTCTGCATAGCTGGTCAGCATCGCGGCGGCCATGGTGTCGAGCATCTCGGCCGCGTTGCGCATGTCGTCGGCAAAACCCCAGGCGCCGCTCATCGGCCCGTGGATCATCATCGTTGAGTTTTTGTACACGCTTCGGGTGTCGCCCGCCTGCGCAATCAGGCTGGCAATCGATGCCGCCACGCCGTCGATCACCACATTTACCGTCGCCGGGTGGCTCTTCAGCGCGTTGAAAATCGCCAGCCCGTCGGTCACCACGCCGCCATCTGAGTCGATGCGCACATCGATGGTGCTCCCTGCGCCAATGCCGGCGAGCTGCTCCACCACGCTGGCCGAGGTGATGCCGCCAGCCCAGAAGTAGTCGCCAACAGGGCCGTAGATCAGCAGCTCGTGCCGGTCGGCGGCCACCTTGTTCAGCGCCAGTACCGAAACCCCGCGCGCATCCGGCGCGATCTTGTCGAGCCCGATGTTGTCGAGCGCGTAAATCCCAGCTAATGCCGGCATCTGCTCAGTTTTTGCCATGTTTTCTCTCCCAATCGTCGCGACAATCGATGTCGCAGAATTTCAACCCCAGCGCTGTTTGCGCCCCGCACCATGCGCACTTGCCTGGTTCCCCGCCCACTGGCTGCGGCCGCCGCCTGGTCAGGGCATCGCGGCGGTGGATCTCCTCCGCCATCGTGGCCCGGTCCGACGCATCCGCCACCTGCTCCAGCACCTGCACCGCTTCGTCGCCGCTCATAGCGCAATCCCCATCGCCGCTTGCCACAGCGCATCCAGTTCGGCATCGCTCTTGCCAAGCGCCTGCTGCACGCCAAGCACCATCGGGTGGTGGCGGTGATAGCTCTGCGAATCCTCCCACATGATCCGCAGTGCGGCGGGGCCGGCTGCGATGGCCGCCTCCACCGCGGCAGTCAGCCCGGCCGCATCGAGCGCCAGCCGCAACTGCGCCCGGCTGATCGGCTCGAAGTGCAGCGGTGGCACGTTGATGATGGCCGGCTCATGGCCAGCCGCCACCCACTGCGTGTAGGCCACGTAATCGGGCTCATAGGGCGACTGGCACGGCGCGACCAGTTGCTGGTCGACGTCGCGGATCACCACGCCAGTGGCGATGTTGAGGGTGTAGGCCATCAGTAGCGCTCCTCGGTAATCTTGTTCATCACCAGTATTGCGTCAGACGCCGTGGCATTGTTCGTGCGCCAGAATTTCCGCCCGAGCTGTGTTCCAGCCTGCGGGAATTGAGTGCTGGTCAGCGGCCCCAGCGAACCGCTGGCCTCGAACATCGCCGTCATGGTGTAGCGGCGCACCACCCATTCGATCACGCCAGAGACACCCGGCGAGCTGAACAGGATGATTTGCATCAGGTCGGTGGTGTTGACGGGGAAATTCGCCCCCAGAGAGATCGGCGTCTGTGCAGCAGAGCCGCCGTAATAGAGGCTGTAGGCGGTCTCGCCGGCATCGTGCCCGACGCCGATGCAGTTGGTCAGCGTGGCCGGCGAGACGTTGGTGCCGGCGCCGGTCGACGTCGTCAGCCCGACGAACATGCGGGCATCAGAGATGCTGTCCCCCACTCCAAAACTCACCTCGACTAGAAAACCGCCAGCTCCAGCGCCGTCCGATAGCCATAGCTCCAGCGGGCTGATTTGCAGGCCAGCTATACTCCCAGCTGTCGTACCTGATGCGATCGTTGACGTTGTTTGAGTACGGATTTTCCCGGACCCTGACGCCATGTTCTGCCCCGCAATGGTGCCGGTGACATTCATTGCCCGAATGCCTGCGGTATACTGGCCGCTTGAGCCAAACCCGACAAACCCATACCGACGCCGCAGGTCCGGGCAGAGCACGTCCAGCTCTGTACCGTTCGGAGTCTTCAGCAGCAGCCTCGGCGAGCCGCCGCTTGACAGCGGCTTGGCGATTGGTTTAAGCGACCCAGACGCCGGGCTGGTTGGGCTGCTGCTGGTGGCCAGCGACAGGTCTCCGCTGCTGATCGCCACGTTGGTGGCGCCGGCAAAAACCGTCCCGGACTTGTACTGGACTGATCCATCTGCCCCCGCCGTGTGCGAGTGCGTCGCTGCCGCCTTGCCATCGAGCGCTGTCTGCGTCGCCGTGCTGATCGGTTTACCGAGGTCGGTGGTGTTGTCCACGTTGCCGAGGCCAACATCGGCCTTCGCCAGCGTCACCACGCCGGTTTTGCCAGCCACGCTCTGCACCGGTGCGGCGGCTGCTGCGGCGGCGCTGAAACCGGTGATGTCGCCGGTCGCGTGCGAGTGCGTCGCGGCCGCCTTGCCATCGAGCGCAGTCTGTGTCGCCGTGCTGATGGGCTTGTTGAGGTCGGTGGTGTTGTCCACGTTACCGAGGCCAACATCAGCCTTTGCCAGCGTCACCGTGCCGGTTTTTCCGGCCACGCTCTGTACCGGCGCGGCGGCCGCTGCGGCGGCGCCGAAACCGGTGATGTCGCCAGTTGTGTGCGAGTGCGTCTCGGCCGCCTTGCCATCGAGCGCCGTCTGCGTTGCGGTGCTGATGGGCTTGTTGAGGTCGCTGGTGTTGTTGACGTTACCGAGGCCGATGTCCGCAGCGCTCGGCAGTGGATGCACGTGATCGGCGCGTGACGCCTCATCGACCACGCCCGGCGCTGGTGTGGCACCCAACGGCTGCGGGTTGCTGTTGCTGTAGGAGCCAGAGCCCATCCCCGGCGGACCAGGCGGCCCCGGCGGCCCGGCAGGCCCCCGCTCACCAGGCCGCAGCACCCGGATGATGCGCCCGTCGATCTCGACCGAAAATGGGCTAGTCATGGCTGTAGTCCTTACCGATCAACATGATCCCCGGCCCGATGGTCCGCCGTGGGTCTCCACCCGGCCAGGTGATCTCGAAGTCAAAATCGTAGGCGCCGGCCTCCAGCGTATTGCTCGCCTTCGGCACCAGCACATCGATCTGCCGCGCCGATGGCAGCACCGTCATCATGCCGTTACCGGTCGAGCACTCCAGCGCCAGCGCGCCCGCCCCATCGCGCACATGCAGCCGCGCTGTAGCGCCGGTGAGGTCGGGGAAAAGATCATCAGCCGGCGGCAGCAGCAGCGACAGATCGAGCGTGTCGCCGCGCGGAAAATAGAGAGTGAAGGGCCGAACCACGCTCACGGGTTGCCTCCATCCGGTTGCGCAGCCACCGCTGCCTGACTCGGCGCTGCAAACACCGATAGGTTCAGGCCACGCTCTTCGGCCCAGGCCTTATCGATCGACAACTGCTCGATGGTGTCGTACATCCGCCCGCCGCGCTCTGCAATCACCTCGCTCAGCGAGCGCACCCCGGCCTGCACCTGGCCGGTGATGGCATCGATCTCGTGTTTGGGGTTGATCCACGGCATTGGCGGCGCCAGATAATCCGCCCCCACCGCCGCCGACAGCACCATTCCGCGCGGCAACACCAGCTCGCCGGAAATCACCGCCATCGACACGAAGCGCTCATAAATCGGCCTGATCATCTGCGAGATGATCTCGCTCGACAGCACGCCGTAGGCGCCATACTGCTCGACCAGCTCCTGCCGCTGCGCGCTGTAGGTGCCGTTGTAGTTCTTGGCCAGCGAGGAAAACGAAATGCGCATCGGCGCAGCGATGGCGCGCAACTGGCCGTCGCGGTAGGCTTCGAGGTTGGTATTCGGCCGCGTGCTGTCGATCGACTGCACTGACTCGCCAGGCCGAAGGTTGTCGAAAATCATCCCGGGCTGCATTCGCATCCTGCGCTCGCCGTCATCGCCGGCCAGATCCGGGTTGTACAGCGTCGGGTCGCCCTTGATGATCACCGCCGCCATGCTCGCGGCGATCTTCGCGGCAATCCGCTCGCTCTCTTCGTAATCCTTCAAATCCTCGATGCGGGTAAAGGTCGAGGCCAGGATGCTGATGCCACGCACCTGCCCAATGCGGTCGATGGTGCGCACATGCCTGATCAGATCAGCCGGCACCCGCTTGGTGTCCGGCAACATACCCAGCGCATCACCAGGATGGCCCTTGTAGAGGTGATAGGCCACCGGCCGCCCCCAGGCATTGCGCTCGATGCCCTGCTGGATGCGGCGCGCTGGATCATCAAAATCAATCGGGATCAGGTCAGGCTCAAGCAATTCGAGCGAAAACGGCACCGCCGAACCATGCTCGAGCGTCGGCACAAAGCCGCGCACCTCCTGCGCAAAGGCTTCGCCATCGCGCAGCCAGGTCAGCGCCAGCAGCCGCTGCACGCTCGCCCAGTCGTGCAGCGTCGTCACCTCGGGCTTTTTCGCCCAGGCATCGAGCAGCAGCAGAATTTGATCCACCACCGACTCGACGATGTTGCCATCCCGGTCCCGTGGTGCCGGCACGATGTTGATGCCATGCGGGCCGACGATGTTTTGCACCACCGTATCGAGCCCGCCCTTGATGATGTCGTGGTTGCGATACAGATGCCGCGCCTGATTGCGCAGCGCCGTCCCGGTCAGCGACACAATGGCGTTGCCGCTGCCGAACTCACGCGCAGACTGCCGCAGATGGCTCTTTTCCGCCGCCTCATACGCCTGCCGATACGCCAGCGCCTTCATGCGATTCTGCGCCCGCGATGCCGCCCAACCCGGCGCCACCTGCAACAGCACCCGATCAAAGGCCGATGCGTTACGGGCAGCTTTAGCCATTGCCACGGCCCCCGCTGAAATCAGCAATCACAACCCCAGGCGTTGCCCCACTGCTCGCCGCAGCCTCGGCATCGGCCCGCCGCATCCACTTATCCAACTCATCCGAAATCCACCGCGCATCCGCCCGCGTCAACATCCGCTCGCCAAAGCGATACGACTGCCCGGCCAGCACCTTGCGGTAGGCATCCTGGAGAAGGGCGACTTGTTCGGTGGCGAAGCTCATGCCACCGACAATAGCGACTCAAGTGCGGGCGGTCATGGGGAACCACCCGCACTTGGCGGGTGGTGTTCAGCGGGCGCTGGGCGAGGTGAGCATCCGATATTGTGGAATAAAACTATCCGGATTTGTGCGAAAACGATATAAAAACTGTATGCAAAACTGTAGACACGGCGGGGAAAACGTGGATAATAGGAACCGTAGACAGCAGCTACACCGTCCCCGGCGGTTTCCGGGGTCAAAAGGAGAGCAGAAATGAAATATCAGATCAAAGCCACCAATATCAACCAGCTCCCCCGCGCGAGCACCGGCCAGCAGCCGGCGTTTATCGAGGCGCTGCCGCTGCTGTGCGACACCGACGACGTGACCGACGCTGCGTTCGCGTACGACGCGGCGATCGCCGAATTCGGCCAGACCGGCCACGCGATTTTCCTCTCCGTCGACGGTGGGGAGTTCCAGCCGACCTGGAGAAACGTCAGCGACGAGATGCACGAAACCCTCGACCAGTTCGAGCCCGCGCTGCGTGCCGCGAAGCGCGCGGGGCTCGCCACGGAGTTCAACGGCCTCTACACCCGGGTGGCGCGCTAATGCGCGCCCTCAACGAGATCGCGGACCTCCTCGGGCACGGGTTCGCCCGTGCCCGCCAGATTCTCGCCCACGAGATCGCCGCCGCGCGACTCGACGCGAGGCTGGAATACGCCGCCATGGCGGAGCCGGTCGGGGACCGACGGCGCCTGACCGACGCGACGCGGCGTGAGTGCTCCGCCGGAGAGGCCTGGCACGCGCTGTTCGTGCTGGCCGGTGCCTACGATTCAGCGGTCGCCGCGGGCCGGCCGACCCTCACGGTTGACGGCGTTCAGCCGGCAATCGTTGAGCAGGCGCACGCGCTGCGGCGGGCGGCGCTGTGACCTACCGCGTCTACGTCCGTTGGGGCCAGGGCGAGCGGGTGTCGGATAAAACCGTCACCTACTCGCCGGTGGTGGCCGAGGCTGCGTTTCGCGAGCTGATGCGGCGGCGGGAGTTCTGGTGCTGCAAAGCCTCGGCGGTGCTGTCGCTGGACAACCGCCAGCTTGAGTACCGGCGGTTCGATCGCATCGTCCCGGCCGATGCCGCCCTGGCCGAGCAGGTCCGGCTCGGCCAGGTCGCCCCCCAGCGCTACCCCTGGGCGCTGTACCCGCAGGAGCGCGAGTTGATTGAGTCCGGCGATTACGAGGCCGGCGTGCTGGACGCGCAGATTGCCGACGCGCCGATCCTGGACGATCGGCCGATCCGGCTGTTCCACAGCGATCCGCACACGTGACCCCCGCTGATTTCGACCGCCTGGCCGCCCGCACCAACCTGCGGGAGGTGTCGCTGGCAATGGCGCGGCGCATCCTGGTCGACGGCCTGTCAGCCGCTGCGGCCGGGCGCGAGTTCGGTCGGCCGCGCGATGTGGCGAGCCGGGCCGCAGGGCGTATCCGCGCCGAGGCGCTGCGCGAGCATGCGTGCCCGGAGTGCGGCCGGGCGTTTTGACGTTAGGCAATCTGCACACGGCTTGTTATTCAACGACCGACCATCTTCAGGTCGGTCCCCTTCATCTTGTCGAAGCTGCGCATCCCGGCGATGCCGAGCAGGCCGCTGACCATTGCGAACAGCACATCCCCATCGAGCACCGGCGGAATGGTGGTGCCGGCCGGCAGCGTGCCGCGGGCGATCAGGACTGGCCAGACCCACGTCAGCAGCGGGTAGAGCAGAAACTGATAGGCCATGCCGAAGCCGCCGACCCAGCCGATGAACGGTCGCCAGCCGGCCACGAAAACGCTGGCGTGCTGTGCCTCAGCCTTGTTGACCTCGATCTGCGACTGGATCAGCCCGGCTTCGATCTTTTTCTCCTCGAGCGCAAGTAGCAGCCGCTCCTTGTCAGTGGTGATCAGGTCATCGGCGATCTTGCCGACCCCGCCGATGATCTCGCCGATGCCAAGCAGGTTCATGTCAGCTCCTTCAGCGTGCGGTTGATCCAGCCGAGTAGGAATTTGCTCTGCGTCCGGTCGCGGTTGCAGATTTCCGCATAGCGCGACACCTTGGCCAGCGCGTACTTGAGCGCGAACAGCTCTGGCTCACAGCCGTTGAGTGCGGTCAGCGTCCTGGGACCGATGCCGCCATCCGGCACCACCCCCACCACGATCTGCGCCAACTTGGCAGCCGTGCCGCTGCCGGCGTTGACGGCAAAGTCGAACAGGGTCTCGGCAATGGTCTGATGGGTGATGGCGTCTCCGCCGATGCGGTTCCAGAATTCACGGCGGTAGAAATCACGCACGCTCTGGGTCAGCTCGACCTGAGTCAGGTCGCCCGCGTCGACGAATCGCCAGCCCGGCCAGCCGGGGTGGACGTTGCGAGCGATGCCGGCGTAGGTCTGCCCGCCACGGTCGCCCTCGATGTGGGTGAGTTTGAACCCGCCTTCGTTGCGGATCGTCTTGTCAAATGCGGAGTCGAAATTGGCCATGTCGGAATCCTGAGCAGGGGGTCTAAATGTAGTTGGGCACCTGCGGTAACGGATACCAGTGCGTCACGGTCCTATCGTCGTCCCCTTGGTGCGGGAATGTCCACTGTG